CCCCCAACGGCAGTCGTTCGCCTTCGTGGTGAACGACATCGACGAGGTCCGTGGGACGGGGGTAGACGCCGGCCTCGGGGACGTGACCCGCATCCGCGGTGTCGCCTCCGTCTACAACCACGACTACGAGGTGTACGGCGGCCCCAAGCACATGGGCTGGGTCGAACGGGTCGCCCCCGGCGCCTTCGACCAGACGTTGGCCGAGAAACCCGACGTCGTCCTCCTCCTCAACCACGACGGCCTCCCCCTCGCCCGCACCAAATCCGGCACCCTCGAACTCAACGCCGGCAAGAAAGGCCTCGAAGTCCGGGCCTCCCTCGACCCCCGCGACACAGAGGCGTCCAACCTGCTGGTGAAGATGGAGCGGGGCGACGTGTCGGAGATGTCGTTCGGGTTCCGGGTCACCGGGCAGGCGTGGGCCGCCCACCCCGACCACCCCGAAGACAACCAGTCGCTCCGCACGATCACCGCCGTCAACCTGAACCGCGGTGACGTCTCCGCCGTCACCTACGGGGCCAACCCGGCCACCACGATCGACATAACCAGGTCTCTCCAACTTGCCGACGACGCCGAGTTGGAGGAATACCAGGCGCTCATCGCAGAGCGCCTCGCACTGCGCACCGGAGGCGGGATGCCTCCGGTTACAGGGAAGCCAGGCGGGATGCCGGCGCATCTGGTGGCACAGCTGCTCCAAACCCACTAACCCCCTCCCTGGAGTAACTAGTGAATATCAAGCAGGCAGAGGCCCGCGCGGCCCAGATCGACGCGCTCCTCCACGTCAACCAGACCCGGTCTGGCGCCCTCGTTGACACCCTCGTCGCCGAGAACCGGTCCACCACCGACGAAGAGGCGGCCACCGTGGCCGAGCTCCGCTCGGAGAAGGCCCGTCTCACCGCCGAGAAGGACCAGCTCGCCTCGGACATCGCCGAGATGCGGGCCGCCGAAGACGACCCCGAAGGGCAGCCGTCGGTCGACAACCTCGACGAGCACCGGCAGGCCGCCGCCGCCCAGACCGCCGCCAAGAACGTGGTGTCGAACGTGCGGGAACCCCTCACCTACGAACGGTGGAACACCCAGCGGTCCTACCTCCTCGACCTCGTGTCGGTGGAGACCGGCCGGGGCCGGGTCGACCGGGACGAAGCCCGGGCCCGCCTCGAACGGCACAGCGCCGAGATGCGGTTGGAGCTCCCCCGCCTGGAGGCCCGGGCCCGGGGCGAGGCCGCTGGCGGAGCCCAGTACGAGGCCCGTGACCTCAACCGGACCGACGGCACCGGCGGCTACGCCGTACCCCCGGCGTGGTTGATGGGCGAGTACATCAACATGGTGAGGGCCCATCGGGTCACCGCCGACCTGTGCACCAAGTTCCAGCTCCCCGCCGGTACCGACAGCATCAACATCCCCAAGCTGTCGACCGGTACCGCTGTCGCCATCCAGACCGCCGATAATGCGACCGTCCAGGAAACCGACCTGGCCGACACCAGCGTGCAGGCGAACGTGAAGACGATCGCCGGGCAGCAGGACCTGGCGATGCAGCTGATCGACCAGTCACCGGTCAACTTTGACCAGATCGTGTTCCAGGATCTGATCGCTGACTACGCCCAGAAGCTGGACGTCCAGGTGATCTCCGGGTCGAACGCTTCGGGCCAGGTGAAGGGCATCCGCAGTATCTCGTCGGTCACCACCGTCTCCTACACCGACGCCTCCCCGACGGTGCCCGAGCTGTACCCGAAGATCGCCTCGGCGATCAACACCGTGAACACGGCCCGGTACATGCAGCCCGAGGTGCTGATCATGCACCCCCGCCGCTGGCTGTGGATGCTCGCCAGCCTCGATTCCAGCAACCGTCCGCTGGTCGTCCCCGTCGCGCAGGGCCCGAACAACGGCCTGGCCACCCAGGGCGGTATCGCCCCGGAAGGCACCGTCGGCTACATCCTCGGTGTGCCGGTGGTGTGCGACCCGAACATCCCGACCACGGTCGGCGGTGGCACGGAGGACATCATCATCGCGGCCAAGCCGTCGGACTACTACCTGTGGGAGGGGCCGATGCGGTCTCGGGTGCTTCAGGAGGTCCTGTCGGCCAACCTGACCGTCCGCCTCCAGGTGTTCGGCTACTTGGCCTTCATGCCCGACCGGCGTCCGGAGTCGACCTGCCTCGTGAGCGGGACAGGGTTGGCTAGCCCTAGCTTCTAGGGTCCCGCTGTTCATACTCCCCCGCTTTCTGATAAGGTGGGGGAGTATGAACCAGCGATGCGGGCGATGCAAAGTCGAGAAGCCCCTAGAGGACTACTCACCCTCCTACCGAGGCAAGGTTGGCACCTGGTGCCGGTCCTGCTTCTCCGCCTACAACCGGGGCGACTACGTACCATCGGTAGCTCACGAACCAATTCAGTGTTCCTGGTGTGGCGAGTCGTACGTCCCCAAGAACCTGAAGGCCAAGGCTGCCTTCTGCTCTGTCCGATGCAAGAACAAGAGCAAGGGCGAGCGGGACCGGGTGCGTGTCCTCGCTACGAAGGCCGAGCGTCCGTGCGCCTGGTGTGGGGCAACGATCCCGGTCACGATGCGGGCGGATGCCTCGTTCTGCTCTGAGCAGTGCAACAGCGCCGCCCACCAGGTCACCAGGAAGATCGCCAAACGGGCCGCCCGCTATCGAGGCGATGACGTGGCGAAGCGGGACAACCTGGTAACCCGGGAAGAGATCGCCCGTCGGGACAACTATCGGTGCCAGCTCTGCGGCGGCAAGGTCAACATGGATCTACGCCACCCCAATCCGCTGGCCCCATCGATCGACCACGTGATCCCCCTCGCCCATCACGGCGGCAACGGCGACCACAACCTCCAGCTGGCCCACCTGCGGTGCAACCTCAGCAAGCGGGCCCGAGGCAAGCCGGCAGTCATGCAGCCGCAGCTATCTCCCAACCTGTAGCTCTCCACAGTTCGTCGTTCGGGGGTGGGGGTCAACCACTACCTGGCCGGTGCAAGCGGGCGGCCAGCCCTGGTGTGCTCCTCCGCCTGCTTGTCCTGGTTGGCATGGCCGGCGCGGTCAACCCACCCCCGAACGACACACCAAAGAGTGTTCGCCTGAGAGGAATCGAATGGAACTCAATTACCAGCAGGCCCTCCGCGACGAGCTGAACGGCTTGGAACGCCGCATCGCCGCCATGACCGTCACCGGCGACAACACGGGACTCCTCGAACTTCGGGTGAAGTCGATCCGCGAGCAGCTGGGCGAGCCCGCTCCTGCCCCGGCGGCCCGCAACGGGAAGGCCCGTGGCCGGGAGTCACGGCCCGCTGACACCGGTGACACCCCCGAAAGCTGACTGTGGCTGACACCTACGACTGGGTCACGTTGACGGAGGCGAAAGTGGTGCTGCGGCTCACGTCGACCACCGCCAACGACACCGAACTCACCTCCCTCATCACCGCCGTGTCACAGCGCCTGGATGAGGCTGTGGGCCCGGTCGTGTACCGGGACACGACCGACACCTACGACGGTGAAGGCAACATGATCCAGATACGCCTCTGGCCTGTCGTCACCGTCACCTCCGTCATCGAGGACGGGACCACGCTCACGTCTGCTGACTACTTGTGTGACTACGAGAAGGGCCAACTGTGGCGGCGGGCCGGTACCTGGGACTACCCGTGGTACGTGGGCCGGGACAACGTGCAGGTCACCTACCGGTCCGGGCGGTACGCCACCACGGCCACGGTGGCGGAGCGGTACAAGCAGGGCGCCTACCTGATGTTGCAGCACCACTGGCGTGGCCGCCAGTGGAACACGTCGGGGATCACGTCCACCGACTTCGCTGTGCCCCAAATCGCCTTCCCTGCCGTCTCCATCCCGAATGCCGTGCCGGAGTGGTTCGGTACCGAGTGGCGGGACGCTAAGCGCGGCGGGTTCGCATGACCGAAGGCTCCGCCGTCCCCTACGCCCGCCGCTCCTACCTAACCCTCTTCCAGGCCGCCACTGGGCTGTCCGGGGTGCGGGTGCAGTACTCCCCGATCTTCGACTTCGACGAAGCCCTCGGCGACAACGGCGACATCGAATGCATCTACTGGGGCGACGCCACCAGCCAGACCGACCTGCGGGGGATGCGGGCCACCGCCCACACCAAGTACCGGGAAGAGGCGACCGCCGAGCTGACGGTCATGGTCGCCGCCCGCGACGCCTACAAGACCTTCTCTGACATCGAATCCCGGGCCGCGAACCTGCTGGGCGAGGTGATCAAGGTGATCCAAACCTCCCCTGGCCTGGCGTCGCCTGGTTCTCATCTGCATGGGATCGCCTGCTGGGTCGAGGGCTACCAGTTGACCGCTGGCCGGGCCGCTTCGGCTGGGACCCCTGTGTACGCCGCGTCGTACCTGATCACCGTCCATATCCAAGCCAACGTGGAGCAGTAGATGCCCAAGCCACCCCCTTCGACTGTGCCGGTCACCTACACCGGCGGTATGGATGCCGTAGAGGTGGCGTTCCCCTCCGGCGACCACCGCACCGTCGCCCGCGGTGAGACCGTCGACGTGTTCCCCGCCGACGCCGCCACCCTGTCCCGCGAGGAGTGGTCGGGTGTCGGTGTCGGCACTGCGTTCGACGACCCCGAAGTAGTTGTTGTCCCTTCCAGCCTGGAGGCTGATCCCCAGTGAGTAGCGTTCTTGACCAGACCTTCCAGCTCGGCAAAGAGTCCACCTACGGGACCGCGGTGTCGTTGGTCCGTGCGTTTGAGACGCAGGCCGACGGGTGGAAAGGCCAGCGTGACGACCTCCTGTCCGTCGGGTTCAGCCCGGCGATGCAGGCCACCCGCTCCGACCGGGTCCGTACCGTGGAAATGGGGGCCACCGGGTCGACCGAGTGGGACATCCTCACCAAAGGCCAGGGCTACGTGTTCCAGGGGATTTTCCCCACCGTGACCGGCCCGACCCAGCAGGCATCGACGACCGCCTACAAGTCGACGTTCACCACTGCCACCGCTTCACCGGGGGTGTACTACACGGCGCAGATGCAGCGGGTTGACAGCTCGGACACGTTGCGGTCGTTCACGTACAAGGGTGCGACGATTACGAAGGCCAAGTTCTCCCACAAGGTGGGCGACACCTTGAAGCTCGGTCTCGACTGGGATGCCCGCACCGAGTCCACCGCCGTTGGCGCTGGGTCGGCCGGCACTGTGGCGTCGGCGACCACGTTCGACTGGACCCAGCTGAACACGACCGTGAACGGTACGGAGTACTGCCTGGCTGACATGGAAGTCAACTTCGATCTGGGGTTGAAGACGGACCGGCGGCTCATGTGCTCCACCAGCGCTGGTTTGAAGCGGGCCCCGAAGCGGGCCGCTGTGCCGGTCGTGACCGGGACGATCACTGGTGAGTTTGACGACCTGACCAACTACGCCCTGTGGACCGCGGGGACCATGGTCCCCATCATCTTCACGTGGACCGGGGCGAACATCGCCTCCACCTACTACTACACGGTGAAGCTCACTCTGAATAACTGCAAGTTCACGGGCGAGACCCCGCAGTCGTCGTTGAAGGATATGACGATGCAGCCGCTGCCGTTTATGGCGTACTGGGATGGGACGAACGCTGTCGCCAGTCTTGAATATACCAGCACAGACACAACGCTCTGATATGGCGGGGGAGCCGTTGGGGTACAAGGTCACCGGCCTCAAAGAACTCCGGGTAGCGATCCGGGCCGCCCAAGACCAAGACCTCCCCAAGGAACTCAAAGAGGCCTACCGGAACACGGCACTCGCCGTGTCCGGCCGCGCCTACCAACTGGCCCCCAAGTACACGGGCGACCTGGCCGACTCGATCAAACCGGTCGCCACCCTCACCTCAGCCAGCGTGACGGCAGGCAACGGCAAAGTCGAGTACGCGGGGCCGATCCACTGGGGCTGGCCGAAACACCACATCCAAGCCCAACCGTTCATCGCCGATGCCCTGAACCAGCAGTTCCCGGCGATCACCCAGTACTTCGATGACGCGGTTGACCGGGTCGGCAAGAAGATCAGTACCACCGGCTAACACCAGGAGCCACAGTTGACAGCCAAGAAACCGACCCCCCCGGATGCCCCGGCCCCCCTGCTCAATTTGGACACGATGACGATCGACGAGGCCATCTGGTTCGAAGAAGCGTCAGGTCTCGCGATCGACCAGATCTTCAACACCGCAGGCGAGTTGACGGCGTCGAAGGCGCGGGTCATGAAGGGCGCCGCGTACGTGGCGTTGAAGCAGGCCAACCCGGACGCCACACCCGCCGACGCCGGTGGCACACGCCTCGCCGACGTGTCGAAGCTGGGTGGTGGGCGGGCACCGTTGTCCCCTTCCGACGGCGACTGACCGAAGCCAGGGTGTCAGTCGTCGACCACTTCCCTGGGATCAGTTGGGATGACACCCGGGGCATGACCCTGGAAGAACTCCGGATCATCACCACCCTCGCCGAACGGAAACACCGTGGCTAAGCCCATCGTCGTCCAAATCATCGGCGACGCCAAACAGTTCACCTCCACCCTCAGCGACGCTGGCAGCAAGCTCGAAAGCTTCTCCGCCCAGTTCGCCACGCCAGGCGGGGCGGCCCTAGCATTCGGGTCCGCCATCCTCGGGGCTGGGGTAGCCCTGTTCAAAATGGGCCAGTCGGCCCAGGAAGCGTTCGACCAGATCCGTGTCTCCACTGGCGCCACCGGCGACGCCTTGCAGGGCATGGAAGACTCGGTCAACCGGATCGCCCAGACGACCCCCTCAGCGTTCGGGCAGATCGCCGACGCCGTCACCGAACTCAACCAACGCCTCGACCTGACCGGCCTCCCACTGGAAGGGTTGGCCACCCAGTTCCTCAACCTGTCCCGCATCACCGGCACCGACCTCCACCAGAACATCACAGCGGTCACCGGGGCGTTCAACAACTGGGGGATCGCCCAGGAGGACCAGAAAGCCAAGCTCGACGAACTGTTCCGGGCGTACCAGCAAACCGGGGTAGCGGTCGCCGACCTGGCGACCACCTTGGCCCAAAACGGTGCCGTCCTCCGGGACGCCGGGTACGGCTTCGAGAGCGCTACGGCGTTCATCGCTGAAATGGGTAGGCGCGGTGTCGACGCCACCCAAGTCCTGTCGGGTCTCCGTCACGCCGAAGCGGCGGTCACCGAGGAACACGTCAAGGCACAGAAGGACCAGGCCAAGGCGTCCCAGGATGCGGCCGACCGGGTGGTGGCCGCCACCGAGCGCCGGCGGGCGGCCGAGGAGCGGTTGGCGCAGATCACCAAGGACAACGCTCGGGCCGCCGAAGACGCGGCCAAGGCGTTGGCGGACGCCAACACGAACCAGGCGGAAGTAGAGGCCGACGCCGCGAAGGACGTGGCTAGGGCCAAGGAAGACGCCGCGAAACTGATCGAGCACGTCCAGAAGCCCGTGAACGACGGTGCCGTGGCGATGGCGGACTACAACAAGCGGTTGGCTGAGGCCCAGCAGGAAGCGGCCCAGAAGGTCGCCGACGCCGAGGACACCGCAGCGAAACGGCGGCGGGACGCGGCTAAGCGGGTCGTTGATGATCAGGAACGGGTGACCCGGGTAACGGAGGATTCGGCGGACCGGGTAGCGCAGGCGCACCAGCAGACGGCCGACGCTAACGAGAGGGCGAACGCCCGGGTCCGGTCATCGTCCACTGAGACGACTGCGGCGTTGTCGAAGGACAACGAGTCGACGGCCACTTCGATCCAGGGGGTGATAGCCAAGATCCAGGAGCTGGGCCCATCAGCCGAGGCCCAGAGTCTGGCCCTCCAGGCGTTCGGGGCGAGGGCGGGCGAGCAGATGTATGCCGCTCTGACCCAGGGCAAAACCGGGGTCCAGGACCTAGAGAACGCCATCAAGAACGGGTCGGACACGGTCAACAAGGCAGCGGCCGACGCCGACCGCTTCGGCCAGTCGTGGCAACGTTTGAAGAATGACCTGACAGTGGCGATCGAACCTGCTGCCACTGATTTCTTCGTTGGGCTGTCGGTGATCCTTGAGAAGCTCATCGAAGACGTCCCAAAGCTGGGGAAGGCCATCAAGGATGCCTCCGGTTGGCTTGGGAACTCGCTCGGTGGGTTCGTCCAGAGCATGGGCCACCCCGGGTTCGCCACGGGCGGGCAGGTCATGGCCTCCGGGTTCTACCCGGTGGGTGAGCGGGGCCGGGAAAACGTGTGGCTCCCCCAAGGAGCCCAAGTCCAGCCCTCCTGGTCAGGCGGCGGTGGGGGCGGGGACACGTACAACATTCACGGCTACACGATGAGCCCGGCCGAGTTGGCCCGTGAGATCGCCTGGCAGCGACGTAGAGGAGATGGCCGCTGATGGCCGTAGGCGACCTTGTCACTGAGGACTGGGGATTCGAATTTCGGGGGTTCGCGTTCGGCGGCACCTCTGACCTGCTGGTGGCACCGGGGATGACGGGCCTGTGGGACAACCCGGATGTCGACACTGCCGACCAGCGCAGGTTGCGGCGGCACGGCACCCACCCGGGGGACGACTGGATGACGTCCCGGGAAGTGATCATCCCGATCGAGATCACCGGGACCGACGTGACCACCTGGACCACCCACCTCGACGGGTTGAAGACAGCGATGGCGGTCGACCCGGAACGGACCGGCGGGGCCCCCAACGCCATCGAAGACGCCCTCGTCTTCCAAGTCCCCGGGGTCGCCGGTGGGGGAAAACGGTTCATCTACGCCCGCCCGCGGGGCCTGTCGGCACCGATCGACCAATCCTGGTTCTACAACATCCCCGTGGTTACCACCCGGTGGGTCTCTACGGGCTCGTTCATCTACGACGCCACCGCGACCACGGTGGCCACCCCCATTCTCGCCGGGACGTCGTCGGGGGCGACGTGGCCATTCACATGGCCATTGACGTGGGGGGCCCTGTCGCCCACGGCGTTCTCCGCCACCAATTCGGGGACGAGGCGGGCCGAGTGGACCGCGACCATCACCGGCCCGGTCACGAACCCTAGTTTCCTCCATGTCGACCAGTCGAAGACGATCGCCCTCGTCGGCACCTTCTCCAGTGGTGACACGGTGGTGGTTGATTCGGAGACGCGGACGATCACTCTGAACGGGACCACGAACTACTACAACACCTTGTCGTCGACCTCGCGGTGGTTCACTCTCACCCCCGGGGCGAACACCCTGTCGTTCCGGGCCACGGCCGGTAGCGGGACCCTGTCGCTTACCTACCGGAACACGTGGTCGTAGATGGCCGATTATGAGGTCAGGTGGGCCCCGTTTCTCACCCCCACCTCCTACTACGGGCAGCTACCCGTCACCGAGTTCACGTGGTCCGACACCCTGAACAGCCCTGGGAGCATCACCGGGAAAATCCCGTTGAATCCCTACCCCGGCTACACGAGCCCGTTGACCTCGGACACGTTCGCCGAGGGGCGCACTGTCCTATGGGTGGCTAGGGATGGGGTGCCCGTGTGGACCGGGATCCTGTGGGGCTGGGACGTCGACGCAGGCGCAGACACCTTCACGTTCACCGGCGAGGGCTGGCATTCGTACGCCCGGAAGGTCCCGTTGAACGGGGGGTTTGATGCGACCGATCAAGCCACGATCGCCGACTACATCATCTCCCGGGTCAACAACTTCACCGACGCCGCTACCGACCTCATCACAGCATCCAACCCCGTCACCGGGGTAACCCGTGACCAGTACTGGTACTGGTGGGACCCACCCACCTGCGGGGCAGCGTTGGAAGAACTCGCCAGCCAGGACCACGGGTTCGACTTCCGGTACCGCCCCGTCGACGACGGGACCGGGGTGTGGTCCGTCGTGTTCGAGATCGGGTACCCCGCCACGGGGGACGCCACCGGGCTCGTGTTCGACCTGGAGGCCAATGTGGCGTCGCTGCGGGAGACGTCGGATGGGAAGTCGTTGGCGACGTCGATGGACGCCTTCGGCTCCGGGTCAGGGCAGGAAGTCCTGGTGACCACTAGTACCTCGGGTGCCCTGTTCGACTTGGGGTACCCGGGCCTGTGGTCCAAGGTGTCGTACTCCGATGTGAAGGAGACAGCCATCCTCCAAGCTCACCTGACCCGCGACCTAGCTCGGGTGTCAGCCCCGATCCGCCAACTGGAAATGGAAGTGTTCTCCGACACCGCCCCCACGTTGGGCGAGTACGGGGTGGGTGACCTGGTGACGGTGCGGGCGGACCGGGGGTTCCTCCAGTTGGATGACCTGTACCGGATCACGTCCCGCACAGTGTCAGTGGACCCGGGCGGCAACGAGACTGTCCAACTGTCACTGTCGCCCGCGGCTATGTTCACCTGATGGGCCTCGACCCGGCGCTACCACCGTCCGACGTCGCCGACGCCAACGCCAACGCAGGGCAGGTCTCCTCCCTGTCGACCCGGCAGCCGTTGTTGTCGGCAACGATCCCGTTCGCCGTGATCGGCGGGACACCGCGGCCCAGCGGGTTCCAATCGGTCGACTCGACCACCTACGTCGAACTGTTCCGCTCCGACGTGTACGTAACCACAAGGTACCTGTGGTACGACTTCCAACTCACCTCGGCCTACGGGGTGGCCCCGACGTCGATCGAATGGCAGGTCGAGGCCCGCTGGCCCTACTCCGGGACCCTGCCTACGACGGTCCTGGCTTCGGGGTCGGGGGCTGGTGGGGACCAGGTGCAGGCCGTGGCCGATCTGTTCACCCTGGTCAAC